TCGATGCCTTCTAAGCTGTCAAGAATGTCTTCGACGGCTTCCTGGAGTTTGGATGGTTCCCAGGGACCGTAATTGTCCTCAAGGAAATCTTTGACTCTGCTGTAGTTTTCAGCAAGTTCAAGTTCTTCGTCAGTCATTGGTAATCGACCATTGTGGAGCTGGTATCAGCAGCTGTGTGCTGACCTTCAAGATAATCTTGAATGGATTGACTTGCGTCAAGCCGACGCAAAAGTTTAAATACTTCTTGATCTTCAACAAGTACATGAGCATCGGCACCTGTGACATAGGCTCTAGCCAAGTTAGAGATGATGCAAAGTTCTTTTGGTGAAAACTCCATGGGTCAAGCCCTTTGGTACATATTCAGTATGGCCCCTGAGGGAGGGGCCTGTCAAGTGCCGTCAGGAAACTTTATGCAAGTAGTCTGACTACGTGATCTTTAGAGACACGCTTGCCTTGGATATAGAACAAGACTTTCGTGGTATAGGTCCGATCACCTCTGATAATCTGAGAGACTCTGGCCTCAATGGCAGTACCAGTCTTTACGTTGTTCTCAAAATTAATAGAGCCTGTCTGAACAAGCTTTTCGTTTTCGTAAGGCTGGCACTCAATCTCAAATTGATCAAGACGATCAAACAGCTCTGGCCAACTGTTAATTGGGTCAGAGCAGGTCTTGTTGACTACTGGTTTTCGGGTTGGGGTGCTGATCACCATAAGGGTTGCCGGTATCGACTTCCGAATCATAGCACTCTTTATAGCGTTGCTGTGACTTCTTGAATTTCTTAATAGCCCTCTTGGCATCTTTCCTTGTTATGGCTTCCTGAGCCCTTTGCAACCAAAGGGCCATTTTTTCCTGGTAATGCCTAGCGTTTTTCATGTTAGGTATGGTGCTGAATAGTTCAATTGTGTATCAATAAATACTTCCATCTCTTGCTCTTGCTTTTCTTTTGTCTTCTTTTTTGTAAAGGCAGAATGTTCCCAAGGGCAAATATAAAGGTCAGAGCCTGGGAAGTTTGCAAGCCATGAAAGTTCGTGATGCTCTTTCCGGTGGCAGTTAGAGCAAAGCAGGATGCACTTTTGAGCTTCTTCCTGTGCTTCTTTATATTTACTAGCTGCATTTAGTAATTTAGGTACTTCATTTTCCTTAGCTGATGGATCTTGATGATGAAAGTCCAAAACGAGCAGATGATCCTCTCCGCATCGCACACACTTGCCTCCTAATTGTTGTATTAAGGAAAATTTGCGAGCTTGTTTTGCAGATTGACGACGCGCGTCTCGTTCTCTTAGCGTTTCTTTGTTTCTTTCATGATACTCAGCATTCAGTTCCTTTATCTTTTCTTTGTTTCTTTCACGATACTCAGCATTTTTTGCCTTTATCTTTTCTTTGTTTCTCTCACGATACTCAGCTATCTTTTCTTTGTTATTTTTACGATACTCAGCCTGTTGTGCCTTTAACTTTTCTTTATTTCTTTCATAATACTCAGCCTGTTGTGCCCTTCTATATTCTTTGATTCTTTCACGATGTTTGTCCTTCCAATCCATCAAACTGCATCATCTAGTCCAGTATAGCGAGGACTTACTTATGATAAGACGGTAAGTCATAGCATTTGCGGACGAACTTCACGCATTGGATCGCATGAATCAATTCCATCTGATATTCATCAATAAACTTCTGTGGGGCTCTGACATAGTTGAGCTGCTGCACCAGTGCTCCTAGCTGTGTTGTCCAAGGAGTAGTCTCATCAAACATTTGTCAGCTATTCAATACAATAGGATTCCCTAAGTGTAGTCAGGACAAAAAAAAAGACCCCTTGATAGGGGTCCTAAATTCAGTTTTTGACAACGTGTTTGTGCCCTCGGTACATAAGCTCGTAATTACCTTTGGGATTTTCGGTAAATGGCTCTTTGTACTCAACACCTCTGTAGGCTTTTGCCATCAGGCGCTGAGCAGCACTCAAACGATTACGCCGAGTTTGCTGCTCTTTGATCAGAGACAGGAAGTTCATAGGAACGCTCCACAGTACCCAAGTCCCCGTTGCATGGCTTGGGATGGACTGCAATGGTAGCTGTTGCTACCATTCAACGCTTACCCATATTATACCGCTATGTTTTCATCCTTTCAAGTTCAGCATCAATTGACTTAATCATTTTTTCATGTTCTGCTTTCCTGGATTCAAGTGCTTGAATGTGAAGTTGGTCTTGGCGGTCAAGCCGCTTTTTGTAATCGCTGTCAGACATCACGTAGATAGGAGTGACAGGTGCAGTATAGGCAGGGCGATTAAGAAAAAGGTCAAATGTGTGGAACATCATAATTACTTAACTATTTTTAAGTTGCCAATAAAGAACCCCACTCGCCAGTCAGGGAGAGGGGTTTGCCGTACAGGTTAAGTTCGGCTTGTACTATGTCAGGTCAGGAAAATGCGTCTCATTCAATGGGAAAATCAATTTCTCAGGATCACGCAGGATTGCGACCCTGGGTTCTTCCCGCCAGAAATGTGCAAATTTCTCGACCGGCTGCAGTGTTCCAACATTTGCCATAGCATGAAATTCACGTCTGCCATGGAAGATCCTTACACCCTCAGGTATCAGCTTGAAATACGCAGCACTTTTAAGTAGCTCATTCAGTACGTGCATCACGGTCTTACTAGGACGGCCATAGCCATCAAGCCTTTCTCCTATTGACAGGGTGATTGCTGCATCTGTCAATTCAAAGATCGGGTTGCCATGGAACATGATCTGAAAATGCCGCCGACCGCTCTTCTCATCACGAAATGCAGTGGCCGTATAGTTGCCGTGGTAGGTGTCTGGCACATCTCCATTCTTAATAAACTCACGCAACATCATCAAAGGGAACGCTGATCGACGCTCCTGAAACGAGCTGTCGCCGCGAACAGGAAGCTTACGATGACGAGAGTAAGACGGCGTATAGGTCTCAATAGTCATAGGTTTTAACCTTAAAGTAGTGTTTTCTTGTTATCCCCACCGAATAGTACATCATCAAGTGGGTCGTTGGCTACTGATTGCCCTCGGACTGGCCCTCTGAATACATCTCCTTAATGGTTTTTTCGTATCCAGGGGGGATTAAGTCGGGCCTGCGCCTAAAAATGGCATTCCAATCAATGCCTCTATGTGGTTTTTTCTGTTTGTCAACACGTTTTTCATAGTTCGACATGATTGGGTGGCTCACGGTTCGGGACGAAACGCCAATACCACCAGTTTTTCTCCTGGCGGCTCAAGCGTCGATTGTATTGTATCAACACCTGCTTCCATTCGGTGCCCCAAAGATCGTTCCCTTTAACGGCGTATGCGTGACACCTGCTAGCAGCCATGTCAGGGACAAAACGCTTGCCGATACGATTCCAGCTAGGTTGTTTTCCTTTCCATTGAAGAGAGCAGCAGGGCCAAGGCAGTTGCTCACGGTCGTAAAGAATACAAACAGGACCCTCAACAATATAAGAGAAAGATCCGCCTGGTGAAACGATTCTATCGTTGAACTGTTTCATTATTAGTTTTCATTATAAATTTCCATTATTAGTTTTCATTATAAGTTTTCACCGGAAGGATAATTAACAAAAAACATTTCATCAGTGACATGCAAAGTATTCAGCAAGTCATCAGGAGAGCATCCGAGCAACTTACAAACGTAACTGTCTCCCTCGCTGTCATAAGGGCCATGTTCCAAGATAAGGGTATGTCTGATAATGTGCTGAAGACCTTCAGTGCCAGTATATAGATCATAAACTCTTTTCAAAGGCAAGGGAGGCAAAGCCCATAAATACTTCACAGCATCTAAGCGTTTTAAGTTCTCACTAGAATAAGCAAGGCTGATAATGACGGTACACTCAGATACACTCATGAAATCCTCAGCGTTTTTTGTTTTTAGCTTCGATTAGCGGGAAGCTAGAAGAACTATAGGTCTTGCCTTGGTATAAAACCGTAACGTCTTCCAAAGCATTTTCGAAACTTTTGGTGTACTCTATCAGCTCTTCAACTTCATCGAAATCAAGCTGTGTGACCTGCTGACCTTCCATCAGGAAGTCTGCAGCGTGTTCAGGCTTAAAGGTGAAACGAGCGAGAATTGTCATTTAACTGTTGCGTTATCTGAGTATAGCGATCATTGAGCTACTTTTGCAGCCTGTGCTACCTTTTCTTGCTCAGTTTTTTCTTTTGCTTTAGATGAATCTTCAGGTTGATTTTGATTTTCCTGTGGCGCTACTGCCTGAAACTCTTCAGCTCGTTTCAAATCTTGTTTTAGCTTGTTTTCAGCATCTGACATCATCAGGTCTTGCTTGTCGGAGTGTTCTTCTTCAATACGCTTCAATTCTTCTTCAACAACTAGGTCAGGATCAAGCACACCCCCGCGATGAAGCTCATCTAATACCGACTGCCTAGAAAGCAGCTCGTTACTGTAAAGGTTGACTAGCTGTGCAATCTCACTGGCTTCAAGTGGACGATTGATCAACGAATCATTAATAGACAAGCCGGATTCATCTGTAATTTGATCCGTCTCACCGGCATACCAAGCCCAAGCTCTCATTACCACATTAAACATCGCAATCTTGTTGCGGATCAATGATGACACACTTGACGCGATTTGGCTTGCCCTGAGACTAGCTTCTGTTGCAGTCTTTACGTTTGCTCCATAAAGGAAGTTCAAGCTACTGCGATCCATCAATTCCTCTACATGTCTGATTTCATCCTGGTGGCGTTGAAGGCTTGTTCCAGAAGGCTCAGCAAACTTAAATTCACCACCTTCAGCACTTAGGTCAACGGCAGTGTTTGGACCCAACACAAGCGGCGGAGGTTGACCGTCAGGCCCCACAGGAGCACCTTTTCTTACCGGGACGGGCATCGCACACTTATGGAGCAACTCACCCAAGTCAGAGCGCATCTGGAAGTGTTGCAGGCTTAAATCTGCAAGACCATCCATTGGCAGATCCCCTTGAGCGAATCGAGTTGTCGTTGCTCCATACCAAACAATCGGTACAATCGGCAGAGAAGTAGTGACTTCGTCCAGCTTTTGATTCTCCCAACGGCTTACATCAGTTTTCGTTAAACGATAAGGTTGAACCTTGCCAGGACTTAAGACGTAGTAAATAGGCTCAACCTTAACACCAAAAGCACCCTTCGGATCAGGAACACTTTTGAGCTGTCTTACTGTTACCTGCTCGATTGTCTCAATACCACGATCATAGCTGACTTTCCAGTTAATAACATCTGCTCTTTGGATGCAGCTTAGATACGGATGACGGCCATCTCCTAGTTGATCAAAGAAATTATCAGCGCCATTCTCCGGCATCATGTCAATCATGACAAAAGCACCGCCATCGCGCAAGGCAAGTTCGTCCGCTTGCGTCATAAATGACTGCATACTAGAACCCTGCAAGTCCACATTGTCGTCATTGTCAATCATGCTCTGAGGAGCACCCATGACCTGAAAACGACTCAGAAGGCCAGCATATGCACGGATACTATCCCTATACATTGGAGCATAGGTAGACCGTTCCAAACGAGCCTTATAAGCTTCTGAAGGCTCAGCAGGCTCTCGATGTAAATACTTTTCTTTAGCTGAATTCAGTCCATCAGTGTTCAAAAGACACCAACAATCTTTCGCCTGCTCAAGTTGAGGAAGAATCCTGACAAGTTCAGGTCGATGATATGAAACCAGAGAAGGATCATTGATCGGATGACTGATTCCGTAAGACATGGCAATCGCTGCGTTTGTGGCGTTCACCGCCTAAGTGAATTGCAGAGACGGCATCACGCACGACCCTTCTAATTAGGATGCCAGCAGCTAACCTTTTGACTCTTCAACTGTTTCAGCTAGATGATATCTACCTGTCAGTGAATATGGACGCATTGGCAAGTTGTCTAAACGAGAAAAACGCAACTGCCCGATTCGCATCCCAGCTCGTAATGGTAACTCCTTAAAGCGGCGCAGATTGGACAACTCAAGGGTGATCCTGCCATGGAAGCCAGCATCAATGTATCCCGCCAGGGCATGTTCATAACCCTCTCTACCACGGGATGATTTAAGCTGAAACACGCATTCAAAATTGTTCGGTATCCGTACATATTCTGCGGTGTGGGCAAGAACAAATGCCCCTGGGGGCATGTAGAAATCTTGGTTTTTGATGTTGACATCTGTAAATTCCCCGTGATCGTTCTCAACCTTGATATGATCCCCAATAGTCACATCAATACTGGCAGGATTAACCATCTCAACATCAAAGGGTTCCACTAGTCCAGAACTTCTGCACAGCTCACGAATTTGCCAATCAACGATAGTAGACATTACTTTCCCTCAATTTGTTTACGGAGTTTCAGGTAGTAATTCCAAGCCGTAGCAAGGGCCTCATAGTCATAATGACTGGCCCCTTTACGGTGAAATTGTTCTTTACGGTTGTAGCGAGAGTAAATGTCTTCATAAATCTCGTAAGCTTTTTGCAGCTCAGGATCTTCATGGCGGCGTTCAATCCTTTTGACCATCACTTACCCTCCCGCTCTTCGGCTTCAGCTTTAGCAATGCAGGCAGCATTTGTGCAGCCAGCAACAGATTCAATGGTCCAGTCTTCACTATCATATTTTTTTAGTATTTCAAGCAAGGTTCGATCATCGCCAAGGCGAGAAGCTTTTTGAACCTTCATGAGCTTGTCATATTTTTCTTTAGAAATAGGTTCAAAAGGAAGGCGAGGAAAGGTTTCGTTAGCATCAAAGCGTGCCAACAATGCCGCAGAAATGTATCCACCATTTTTATCAATGTTTGTGTGGATCAGCTCCGACAAAGTGTCGATTTCACATTCTCGCATTTCAATGGTTGCAGAAGTGTTGTGATCAGTGTAATTGTTCTGAACCTGCATATAAAGACCCCATTGTGCCTTTACGCTAAGTTTGCTTAGGTCAAACCTGTCGCACCCAGGCAGGTTCGCCCAGCTTACTTCGGTCGGGATTTCCACGAGCACCTCAAGAACTCTAGGGTCACTAATGTCAACAAGAAGATTGCCATCGTCATCCCTAGCGGACTGGGCAGGAATGACTGAATAGCCATGCTCAATAAGAGCAGGTACGAGAGGATCTTTAACGCCAAGAGTGATTCTCCGAATGAAACGTTGAGCTTTGGGTGGATGCCAACCAGAGGAGGCTCCAGTCAGTAGGGACTTGGTGCCCGCTGGCTGTACCGTGGTGATGCGGTTGGGAATGCGGATGCCGTGTTTTTCGCAGTATTCGCGAACACCACGAATCGCAGCACGACGCCAACGCTGAAGATAATTGCGTTCCATTGCGGAAAACGCATCGGCAGCCCTGCCTTTGGGCCGACCATTCATCATCCACTCTAACCAAGCACTTCCGCCAGCATGTACGAGGAAATCAAACAAACCAGTAAAACTGACACCAACAATTGGATCGATTTCCCGAGAGTACTGGTATCTTTCATGAACGAATTCGTGTTGGAGTAATGCAGCAACCTGTAAGCCTGCAGCATAGAAAGCCCGTGTTTGTGCTTCATTGTCGGCTGGATCAATTGTGTTCAGATGGACTTCTGAAAGGTTGCAGTGGAAGTCGCGACCACATATCTCACCACAGTTGGCGGACAGAATGCCAGAGACAAGGCTCTTTCCCACCGAGGATGGATCAACAACCACGTAGTTGTGGTGCTCGTCAACGGTTCCGTTGTAGACGGTCGCAGTACCTGCATCACGGATAGCGACAACCTTATGGTTGGCTATGTGCTCTGCGGCAACGGGGCCAGGGGTGCCGTGGAAGAAGCCATTGCGGCAGCGGTCGGCGTAGTGCTCCTGATTGTGCTCAAGATGTGTGGTTGCCTCAAGGTTCTTGGGTAGATTGTTGGTGGGATCCCCATCGATATGATGGATCACCTCACCTTTAATGCCGTGGTACTCGGCAATTACCCGATGGCAGAATTGCTGGCGAACGGAGTCGGTCAGCTTGTTGTTGCGAGTAATGCGAAGGTGACCGTCGCGATGCTGATGGATAGCGAAAGCCGAGACGGACTGTCCGATCTTAAGATCTTTCGCCTGCACCTTATTGCGCTGCAGCGTAAAGAAATTGTGGTTGTGCGTAGCGCGGACTTTAAGCCCACTGTCGAATTTCACTTCAAGGATGGGCTGATCGTAGCCAGTGACGCGGGGATTGCGCATCATGCGGACGGCAGCTTCGTTCGTTTCCTTGTTAACACACCATACCAGCACGTCTTTACCAGCCTTGGCTAGCTCCTCAAAAGTCTTGACGCCTTGGTGAACAGTCAAGATCGGAGTGTCGCCTGTCAGGCATGGGTTAAGTCCGTACCGATCCATGCGATGCGATAGTTCACAATCAGATAAAATCTCAGTACGATTCAACGCAACGGTATTCAAATATTCCCTAGCTTCTTCCCTGCCGTCATTAACATACGTATCCAAAAATTCTTTCTTCAGAGCTGCTGTATCGAGAAGGTCAACATTCGCTCTTGCAATTGCTTCAGGTACATATTGAATGGCACCTTCTCCACTATAAAACTGCTTGCTAACTGCGTCTTTTACGTCTTCAAAAGAAGGCTTTGTATGGTAACACCTTGTATGGTTTGCCATACGTAGGTTTTCTTTGACCGGATCAACTTTCCAATTTCCTTCTTCGTCTTGTGTATAAAGACCTTGTTTAGCTGTTGCGGCTTCCTGGTCATAATCGCTGAACTGACGCATACCTGCGGAGCGGCGAATATTTCCGGCTACAACACATGCAGCAGCTTCGTCAATCAACAGACAAGCTTCAATACTTGTCAACTGACGGCCATTAGCGCCATTGAGAACGTCTACAACGCGCCGGAACATAGCTTCCAGCTTGATTGGATTAGCAGTCCCTCCAAAGCCCTTCAGAGGCTCTCCTGACGGCCTTACCTCTTGAAGATTGATATAAACATCAAGAGGATTCTGAGGAAGTAGATTTACCGACTCATAAAGTAAAGCCATATAAGCGTCAACCCAACCTTTACGAGAATCGCCAACACGAATCCAGAGAGCATCATTATCAGACAGATAAGTTGTCTTTGGGTTTCCAGGTTTATCCCCTACTGATGTGATGTTTTTAATACTGAGTCGTCGAGCAATTGTAGGTAGCTTACGGATTACCCTTTGTTCCAAGACGGCCCCTGTCCCAGAACCTTGCATTGCAAGATCAACCATTAAGCCAAACGCTTCCAGGTCCTCAATATGAGTGTTCGTACAGTTGTAGTAGCCACTGAAGTTCTCAGGCTTTTTACCCCATTCTGTACCTGCTACCCAAAATGCACGGCCAGACGGAAAGGCATGTTGCTCCAATGCCTGTTCCATTACCAGCTCATGTTCTTCTGGCGTGAATTTACCGATCCGGCCAATATCGTCAATGGTCCGGGTCATCGCCTCTTGAAAATTCTCCCTAGTGCCATCTTCTTTGCGGCGGCTATATGTACGGAGGAACACGGTTTCGGCAGAAGGTGCTGTATCTCGAAACTCTTGCATCGAACTGGAACGGGTAGGTAAAGGCTACCTATAGAGTGTATGGCTCAATGCGGCTTTTACAGCTCAGGAACTATAAAAAGAGTCCTTAAAACTATGGGAAATTCTCCGGTCGATAAAAGTAAAGACTTTATTAAGTCAGGGATGACTTTAGTGACAGAGACTGCTTCTGACAAGCACTTGAAGCCAAAGAAAAAGGAGCCTAAGAAGGCTCCTTAGTCTTGTTCTTACAAGGGCTATCAGGTTTACAGTCTTTGCATTTTTTACATGGTTTCTTCTCAGCCATAGTGTTATAGCGATAATTCAGACGATCAAGGCAGAAGAATGGAATCATCGCCTTCCTTGTCCTCGATAAGCCTTAGATCCTTTGTAGGATCCCCTTTTGCGCTTACCGTTGCCGATTGAAGTTCGCTTGGGCAGATCGCCAAGCTTGTGCCCGTCACGGGCATAGGAAGATCCTTTTTTAGGGAGAGGAGTAAATGCCATAATTCAGTCGCGTTCCCAAATGTTCTTGAAAGTAAATGGTGGAGGTTCAGGCCATCCTGCCTTCTTAGACATTCTAGTTAGCTCACGGTGAATTTTACGAGCTTGACATTTCATTCGCCAATTAACCCAATAAACTTGGATCTTAAGACTGGCCATTGTAATGACTTTAATCGTGGCATCTGCGTCAACCAGTAAACATACTGTCAGCAAAATACACAGCGAATAGAATCCAACCATAGTTTTGTCTTAAGGATTGAGATAAACGCGAGTTATGTCACAACTTTCAGGAAGTGTTTCGCGTGCGAGGATCGTTGCATGAGCCGCTGACTTGGCGCGAATATATTGTTCACGCCTTTTACCATTGCCATCTGTATAAATGACAGTGTAGTTGTCAGAAGCCGATAAAGTCATAGCGAACGACAGTAATTGGCAAGCTCAAGAAAGCCTCCAATGGATTTGCCATCAATTTCGATGTAGGGAACTGTTGGCCAGTTGTCGGATTTTCCATCTAGTTCTGTGTATGGGATTCCAAAAGAGGACAGAAGGTGTTTTGCCTTGACGCACCAGGGGCAATCAGGCAGCGTGTGGATGGTGGCTTGCATTTGGTTGAATTTTAGCGAGTGCTTTTTGGTAGGCGATTGAGGCTTCTTCCGCAGTGGTGAAACAGCCTAAGTGGCGTTCCTTTCCATATACAGTTATTCTCGCCTTGAAAGGGTTTTTACTATATCTTTTTTCAAAAGACACTCCTACTGGAAGCCTTGCTTTCTTTTTGTTTAAATGCGCCCTGCTAATATTTTCTCTATGTGTAACATCTTCCAAATTATTTATCCGGTTATCTATTTTGATTTCATTTTTGTGATCAATTTTCCCCCTTGGCTTGACACCGTAATGCAAATACCAAACAAGAGTATGCGCTGTAACCTTTTTTTCGATGTTTCTTGAAGAATCCTTTCGTGTTATCATAATGTAGCTATTTCCGCCTTTAGTGCCAAGCTTTTTGCCTGCTTTTCTTTCATAAATAAATCCCGTATCTGGGTCATAGCGAAAATAATTTCGCAATTCTTCCAAACTCCAGCAGTCAAAAAAATGTTTATCTTTGTAGTAAAGATAGTTAAAACTGTCAAGATCTTTCTGCGACACTGCATAACACGGCCTGCCATCGAACCCCTTTTCTTTCCAATATTTTTTTTGCTTAGCCTGGTGGCCGCGAAGGAATCCTTTTATTTGCATATTAGGATAAGTGCCTGTAACAAGTACGTAAAAATGCTCACTAGGATCCTTGCCGTGAAGAATCAAGTGTCCAGTATGATAACTGGTCCACCGCACCTGAATATCATCACCCACATCAGCAGGCAGTGTTGAAATATCTTCTGCATAATCATGCCACTTCTTGCCAAGCAACTGTGCTACGCCTCGCTCAGCAATGCACGCCTGGATTTCAGTTTTCATGTGATTCCCGTTCACTGGGCCATAGGGTTGAGGGCGATTTTTGTTCAAAGCTGAAGTCCTTCTTTCCAGAGCCACTTTTTCACAGATCCGAATATCCCCTTGACTCAGTTTGATCTTCATCACATACTGAAAGTGTTAAGTTCAGTGTAGTGTGTAAATGCTCAATAACTTGATCGTTCACGTCAATAATCACCTTGGGTCTCACTAAAGTCCTGAGTTGTTCGACAAAATGCCCCTCAGCAACTGACAGAACCGCCATGACACTGAATGGTGTCAGATCAACTGCACAATGTTCTTCTAATTCAACGATCCTCTTTGCCAGCCAGACATGTGGAGCACTTTGAATCTTGTCAAACAAAGGTAATAGGGCCTGCCGGGTTGAAGGAATGTGGATATAAGTCCTAAGCAGTCTGCGTTCAGCAGCATTTCTCGTTTCCAGAAAAGATCTTGGATTCCACTCATACTTTTGCTCAGCGTAATAACTTGACCCACCCCAATTACGAGCAAGTTCCTTTGCTTCCTTCTCTGTTTGGCCAAGTATCCTTGAAGCTTTGTCAATGTAGTGAGTCCTGAGCGCATTTGAGCGAATCTGAGAAATCAACCCATGAAGCCTAGATTCCACTTCAGTAATCATCTTCGTGTCATCATGATCCAATGAAGAGGCCCAGTCATCAATAATCCAGTCAAGCCAAGGTACAGCCTTGCAAATATGCCTATAAAGATCAGCTCCAGACCTAATCATGTCATCAGGATCTTTTCCATCAGGTAATACTGCAATACTGACGTTTATTTCACCTCGATGAGCCAAAGGGCCTAGTACCTTGAGAAAATTGGTTACCGCAGTTCTCCCGCCATTATCACCATCAAAACACAGGACAAAGTTGTTGACTCTCCTGCAAAGTCTTTGAAAAGCACTAGCCTCCGGTACAGCAGTGCCCTGAGCGGCTACTACATTCTTGATACCAGCTTGCCACATTGAGACAACGTCTAAGTGCCCTTCAACAAAAACAATTGAACCAGCTTCCACCGCAGCATCAAATGCACGATGTTCATTAAAAAGAAGATTCTTTTTCTGAAACAGAAGGCTATCCGAACTATTTTTGTACTTCGCTTCCTGGTCTTCCTTTGTAGCGCGACCAGTAAATCCAACCAAACTTCCCTTGTGATCATGAATAGGAATTGTGATTCTTCCCTCAAAGAATCCAGTAGAAGCGAATCCAAGGCCAAATTCTAATGCAGCTTGCTTCTCGATTCCTCGGCCCTTAAGTATTACTCTAATCCTGTCAGCACGATCATCGAAAAGATTATCCTTAAAAGTTTGCTGTTGTTTTTCTAGCGTTGCGATAAAGTCTTGTCGCTCTTTCTTTTTCCTTTCTCGTTCTACAGGGTCTTCATTTTCAACCTCAAAACGAATACCTAGAATTTCACAGGCCAATTCAGCCGCCTCTTGGAAGCCTAAGCCTTTCTTTTGTTGAACATAATCAATCCCATCCCAGCCACAAGAACAGACGTGACAGTAACAGAATCCCTTTTGATCACTGACCGTCAGGGACGGCCTTTTGTCATCGTGCCACAGGCATTTTGTAACATGCTCTCGACCAACCCTTTTGAGAGAGCCTCCAAGCTGCTGAATCAAGGATGAAAGTGGCGCAGCCTTGACTGCGTCAATTGTCGTTTGCGATACACCCATCTAGTGAGTGTAATCAGAAGAGAGCCCCCTGCAATCTGCCATTACCCAATTCTTCCCACCCTTCCAAGATCTTAATTTCTTCTTCATCCCAGTTCGTTGTATAGCATCCTGCAGCAGTTAAAAGATTATCTACAGATTCTCTCGGTACTCGACTGCCAGTGCCAGAAAGATAAATTTCAACTTCATCCAAGGTACTGCCATGTTCTTCCCTCATGGTTTCCATGACATCTTCTGCCATTTCAATGTAAAGTTGTCCGAAATTTACTTCCGTTGGTTCGAGTGGGTCTGTCGGCTTCGCTTGTTCCTTCAATTCCAAGGGCGGCCCAGAACATACCTTTCTGACTTCAATCCAATCTTCTACGCTGATTTCAAGTTGTTCAGCAACCTCTAGGTCAGTAGCGCCTCTATAGAGGAGCTTTCTACCTTTGACCCAACGTTCACGCATCTTATGGCTAAGCCTTACAGCATAGGTACTATCCCTCACCCAATGCAAAAGCTCTCCCCGTATTGTCGGTATAGCCAAGCTTGAAAATTTCATGCTCTTGCCCGTTATCGGATGAGGGCGACTTGCATCATAACGATAAGCAGCTTTGCATAATCCCTCAAAAGCAACGGATTCCAGAGTGGAATACTCAATACCAGTCGTCCTTTGAATCCTCCAAGCTTCACGTCTTGCGAGATTCATGTTGTCGGCAGCAAGATTTTGCTGCTCTCTGTTCATCTTGAACTTAGCAGTTTTACGTGCCATATTGATAATTCTTTTACTTCATTCTACCACGTTCTTTCATGTTTTGTATCAATTATTGGCTTAATTCCTCTACCCCATGTCACTTGCGTTAGTTGAGGAGAAGTTCTTTGCGTGCAATAATTTAAACCCATTGTTATAGCATCAACTTGGTCGTCATTTTTAGAAGCGGGGAACAGGTTAAATTCATTAATGAATGAGTCAAGCCAGGCTTCGCTTGCTGGCAAATAAACATTCCCAGCTTCTACCATGGGCACGACACTGGCTGCTCTTGATTCCTTGCTCTTATCTGGCTTAAAACCAATTAGCCCAGGTACTTTTTTCTGCATCATTTGATAGACAGCATAGCCAGATGCTGCTAGCTCAATGATCGTACCCGACAATTGGTGTCTTTTGTACATCCTTGAAATCATTGCCATCGTACCCAGTACGTCTAGCTTCTCTCTGACCAAGTCCAGTACATAGAACCTCGCACCCGCTTGGGCAATGACAGCCCCAACGACATAATCACTTTTTTTATTATCTGTAAACGTACAGTCAACTGATAAGATGACACGCTGAAACGGCGGCAACGGTGTATCCCAATCGTAATATTGCCACCAGTTCGGGTTAAACATATTGCCCCCATCGGGAGCAGGACGTTGTTGATAGAGCGATGCGAAATCCCGACTTCCAATAGCCTCCCTAATACGCTCCAAGTCTTCTTGGTTGTATCTCTGCGGACACAAAGCTTCTCCGATTTCTTCTCGCCAATCGGGAATGGTTTCACAGTGGGCAGGAAGCTTTGGTCTATCATCGGGATCCTCGTAAAGTGCTGGAAGGTCCACGATAGTCCAATCTTCACGTCCTTTCTCGGAAACGTTAAATTCGTTTTCAACGAGCTGTCCAATCATGTCATTTTCGGACCAACGCGTTTGAATGACGACGATTGCACCTACTTTGGGCTCCAGGCGAGTATAGAGAGTGGATGTGTACCAATCATTAAGCTTTTCCATCATTCTGTCACTCTCAGCATCTTCCCTGTTTTTGACAGGGTCATCGATGATGAGTAGATGACCAGACCGACCAGTGATGGCACCGCCCACACCGGCAGCCCAGAGACCACCACCAGCCTCGGTTCCCCATGCGTTGACGGCTTGACTGCTGGCACTGATCAGTCCGCCGCCCTCACGAAAATATTCTCTCGCCTTCCTGGAGAACCCTTCGGCAAGTTCTGCTGAGTAGCTACTGATTCCGACGTAACGATCAGGATGAGCCAACAAGTAAGCAGCAGGCAAAAGCTGCGAAGCAAGAAGAGAGTTGTGTGTTGCATTTAATTTCTTTCCGACAAGGTACAATCCATCAGGCGAAGATACTTGGATGCAGCGTCCCATCTCCCCATCCAACGTAACCTCCGCAGAGGCAATTCCGATTCTGCGTCTGACAGCGTGGCGCTTGACACGTTTTCTTTCAAGAGTGCAAGGAATTTCAAGGTTTGGCTGAAAATTAACGGTATAAACAGTGGACTTACCTTGGATGCCACTACTCGATAGATAAGGTTCCTGACTCGTCAAGTATGGGCGGAAGCCAAGAGTGGTGCATAGGTCCATGATGTCCTCTGCAAGCCGCTCAGAAGCCGTCACAATTCGTGCCCGCCCCGTCTTAGGGCACATGTTGCCATCGGTATCCATAAGACCTGCTAGGAGGCGCAGGCGCTGGGGAATGGAAGAGCGGAGATAGCTCTCGGGGATGTGCTTATTGCGGCGAACCCCAAGGACCTTTAGCTCACGACTGAACCGGCCATCACCCCCAGTTCGCTGACCATCAAGAATGTAATACCAAACCCCTGTTTCCTTCTGTTGATTCTTGCTGGTGATTTTATAGCCGCAATCTTCAATAGCATCAGCAATAGCATTGTCGGCCTCAGCTCCGCAAAAGGAGTTGGAATTAGTGCGACCGTCCCCCAGCCACACACCCAGGACGTAGGGATTCATCACTAAATCCTTTGAGTCGAACTGCAGCGCCTCAACATCAGGTAGCTGATACCGAGCCCGTTCCGCGCCCAGCTTGCTCCATTCCACTAGCTCGCTGGTTTCTACGGTTCTCCACTTGTGCCGCCCACGGTCGTAAACGGTCCATTCGTGATTCAAATGACACTCAATTGTCTCGCCATTACCTAAATGAACCCGAGCGTTTGATTGAACCTCAGGAGAAAGCGCGACAACTTCTACCTGTCGGCCAGAAGGGTGAAAAACCCTGTCACCCACTCGAAGTTGGCCGTGAGTTGTCCAACCTTTTGAAGTCAGGATAGGGGTGGAATGGGCTGCTAGTTTACCATGGCGAGGTGGGACCTGCAAGATGATCCTTTTACAGCCATCGTCAAGGACTCTTTGAAGTTGCTGAATAACAGTTGCATGAAATTTGTAGAATTTGTAGTTTGGAAAAACCTTTTTGATGAATTTCCAGAGAATGACACGTTTGTTTGTTCCTCGGTTTGCTTTTTTAGTTTTTACTTCCTTGATAAGCTGCTGGCCTTTTGCCGCAAACTCAAGGTAGTCATTACCGTATTTTACTGACATTACTCCTCATCCAATGGGATTTCGTAAGCTTCATCGACTTCTTCATCTATGATTTCTACTTGTACTTCTTCAATCTCCTGTTCTACAACTGACATAAGTTCATTAACACCAAGAGAGGTTGCCCAAGCCTGTCTGCCAGAATCGGAAATGTTTGATGCAGCACGAAGCAGGCCAGAAACAAGATGTAGAGGAACTTCTTCTCCTTCTTCTTCTAATTTAGCGATCTTTTTTTGAATAACTCCCATCAAATCAGAACTGACTCCCATCATCAGACGGGCTTGTTCTTCATTAGCTTTACGGAAGTCATCGATATCTTTTCGGTGTGCCTGTCGCCGTAATTTGCTAGCTTCTTTGAAAGCTATTGCCATTTCTTTCTTGTCGTAAGCCGCGCACCTCCGGTCCCAGTTATACGTATGAGCCCACTTGTGAACGGTGCTAGTACCTACGCCTGCAAACTTGGCGGTATCAACATAATTTCGATTATCGCCAGAGTTTAGATAAAAAGTAAATGCACGAAATTGTTTTTCGTTTTCGTGTCTCCCAGCTTTTTCTACAACATAGCCACGAGTAAAATTCCAAATAGGGCCAGGAGCTACTGTTGCCTTTGATTCTGGCCAACTGTTTGGATCACTTGTCATAGCAATGCATCTCGCGTGCTAGTATGCCAAAACAAAAAAACACCCCTCTATCGTAGGGGTGGTGGAAGGTTTAGGGAGTGTCCTCCCATAGTTGATCATCAAAGGGATTAAAGGGGTATGTTTCATTATCAACATCATTGATTCGCCGAAGCAGTTCTTCAAGAAACTCTTTGGAGAGTGTCTCATCCGAATTGAGATATTCCCAAAAATATTCATAACACTCTTGGTATGGATCATCCTTCTCCGAGAGAGCATATTCCTCATAGTTGCCAGTCATTAGGTCTGCCCAGATATTGAAGTTGTATTTCATATCTTGAAACCAAGAATGAAACAGATGCTTTGTGATGTATTCAAAATACATCATCGATTTTCCTCAGTCCAAAAGATTGCTCCCAGTATAGCGATTATGAAGATCAAAAGCAGTAGAACCAATCCGCTCATGGCGCTAAACGTGCTTTATAAAGTCGCTTCTTGGAATAGTAATCCCAGACATTTGGAGACCAAGCCTCAAGGAAAGGGAACATCGCCGTACAGAGTGTTTGAATTTCAATCTGAGCATCCTTTTTGCTCCTCAAATCTAGGAAGTGCAGTAGGCTCCTTAGATTTGCAGTGAATACATAGTTCTGGCGGATATTTTGAGGGAGCATGAAACGAGCGTGTTCCTCAGCATAGCCCAAGTTGTCAACTTGGTGCCTGTACCAACAAGTCGAGTCATAGCACTTCTCCTTATCCATCGACAAATGCTTTTCATCATATTCATACTTCTTCCCCTGTCTATCCAAGTAGAGACCAGGAATACGGAAGTAGAACACATCTTCAACCTCTAACTCACCTTTGGCAACTTTACAAACTCGCTTGCCGGTATATCTTTGGGACTGCACGTCAAAACTTACGCCTACCCGATGAGTCCTGGCTTGCATCGCAACACTGTGGTCAAACCCAGCAATACTAAAAGTTACGTGAGGATGCTCCAGCGGTCCCCAATGACCACGGTCATTGCCAAGCAACTCATCGACGACAAACCTACCGAAATCAACGCCCTCAAGACTTCGGAGGTGAACAGCTATTTCACTGTAGTCACACTTGGCTGCTTGATAGACAATTTTTTCTGGCTCAGGATAATATTGCAGCGGAACAACTTCAAGGCGCTCGTCTGCTGCAAGGATTTGTTCTGGAGTAACAGGGCGCATCAGAAGCAAACCTCCTCAGGTTCGGTGTTTAGGGTGCCGTATTTTTTGTGCCATGCCGGGTACGAAAGCATCTTAATAGTTGGATCCTTGCTTGGCCACATGTCCAATGATTTACAGGTGCTGTAAGTGCGCAAAGCAGCGACGCACTTGACCAGACCCTCTTCCATCATTTCCTGGTCAACCTCAAACAGGTCCACATCATAAGGAGGTTTTCGCTCAACGGCTACGAAAATAAATCTAAAGGGCTTGCCGTAAGCCTCTTCTGCTGCTTTTGTATAGTAACCAGCCTGAAAGTCATACCCAAGAGATACCACTTTCTTTGTGAAAAGGGTAGGATCGATGCTGTCAGTACTCTTCAAATCTAGGACAATACCTTCATCAACCAAGATGCTGTCTAACCTAGCCTTGCACTTTTGTCCAAGCCAATCCCAATAAATCGAGACTTCATTCCGCTTAATGTATTCATCTCCTGTGTTTCTGTACCAGTCAAGCCTTTGCAAAGATTTAGCCATCCCATGGATCGCATTCCAGGTATCGTCTTTGCCGCCAGTGGTCAGAATTTTCTTCCTGCCTTGATCGGCCTTCCAAGCTTTGCCGTCTTTTGTCGTAAGGTTGATATTGTCTGGTTTCTTGACATAGCTAGCGTTGAAGGCATCTTCTCCATCAAGCACCAGACTATGAACCGCTGTACCAATTTCCATCGCAGGAGTTGGCAGGAACCTATGCTTTAAGGCAACCTGATAATGAGCAGGGCTATTAAGGATTTTCTTGAGAGAGGATTGATTCAGGCCAGCTTCACGCCGATAATCAAAATCTGGCTGGTTGTAACAGATTTCGGCCATCTACATTTATGTCGTTCATCTTAGTCTAGTGCGTAAAGTCTTACAACCCATAGAGAATCTGCACGAGATGCTTTTTTCCACTTCACTTCAAGTTCTGGAATGATCGTAACCCTATCGTCGGCCCAGACGACTTTGTTCAGGCTGTCAAACAACGCGCCAATGATATTGTCTCCATCAGCACGACCCTCTCCAGCGATGTCGATTTCAACCCTTATTGGTCCCTGAAGAGGTGGCCAAGGCCATTGTTCCTTGACTTGTCTCAACATTTCCTTTTGCTTGGCCTTATACTCTTTCGGCATAAACGTACCTTTTACTGTCACTCTTGGCCTTGCCTTGGAGAATAGAGGCATCCGAATCTCTAAGGTACTTATAAGTTCCACATACACTTAGCCATTAAGGTAAGTGTGCCAAACTTTACCTTAGGGGATCATCATAACCATTCCCATATTCTTTCAAATACTCTTCGCCTGTTTGTGATGAATAGCTTGCAGAGTCCTCTAGTATTTGGTTATATGCTTTATTCATTTTAATCTGAGCTGCCCGCAAAAGAAGACGCAGACCTACGCAAATCTCCCTTGCTACTGAAATTTCGGAACAAGTTGCATCAACAGCCCACCAATTCTCCTCAAGTCGTCTCTCTGCACCGATTTCATCGTAGCCGTCGCAAACCCGTTGCAGAAAGCCCTGACCAGCAGCTTCGATCCGGTCATCAGCCTGGTTGGCCCGACGATCCAGGCTGAGCTGTACGGGTATTTGTAGCCAAAATGTAAAATCAGGCTTTAATCCTCCAGTGGCGATTTGTTCCAGCTGTGTGATCAAGGTGCGATCCAGTCCGCGTCCATACCCCTGGTAGGCGAGGGTGGATACCGCAAAGCGATCACTCACCACCCAATCGCCGCGCTCCAGTGCCGGACGAATCACCCGTTCCACATGCTGGGCCCGATCGGCGGCGTACAACAGCAATTCAGCCACTGAACAAGGAGCCGCCGCTTCAGGGGGGTGCAGCAAGAGCTGCCGCAACGCCTGCCCAAAAGGCGTCCCTCCAGGTTCACTTGTCTGGATTACTTTCGCACCCGGAGGCATCAAGCCACTTTTAGGAAGCTCCTCAGCCAAAATATTGGCCTGGGTAGTTTTGCCACATCCATCAATGCCTTCAAGCACAATGAATTTTCCACGCCCTGTCGTCATTTTTCAGATTCCTCTTTGATATTCCTGTTGTCTCTCACTATAACGACCTTTTGCCTGCGAAGCATCCAGACAGATACATAGTCCCTGTTCCATTCAGAAACTTTTCCCTTTTCCCACCCAGCCCCCATGAACACTTTTACCATGGTCCCTTTTCGGAAGCTGCGCATTGGCAACGGCTGCTGCTGCATCCATTCAGCAGCTTTCATCGCAGAGCCTTTGTACTTAATCGTGCCGTCTTTCAGGACCCTCATTACTTAAAACCAAACAGTCTTTACATTCTTTCCAGTATTTGATGGCTTGATGCCAGGTCAAGTCTCTGATGGTTAGAGTCGTTTTAGGATTGTAAACTCTGTACTTTTTTTCCGTCATAGCGAGACATCTCTACAAGCAAGTGTTTTGGCATTTGTCCGTTCAAGCTGGTGACAGCTCCTATCACTGTAGGTACATTCTTTCTGTTGATACCTGCCGTCAGAACCCAGATGTCAAGCTCTTCGTTGTAACGGCAAAGACCTTCGGAAAGCATTTCGCCTAGCACTTCTTCTACACAAGCCTCAGCCCAAGTCCTTTGTTCATCGGGATCTGCATCTTCCCAATTTGCAACTTTCAAGTCCTCCCAACTGCAGACATGAGCAAGTGCTGCAACAACTTCATCTGGTCTGGTAGCACCTCTATAAAGAAGGTTTGCCCAGACGAAGGGGCGAACCATTGCGGTGTTAAGTCTTGGGATTTCCTCAAACATGTGGCCAAGACAACTGGGGCACATTTCAGACTCAGAAAGATTCATATCAAAGACGCAAAAGGAGGGACAAGCCCTCCTTAAGGTTTCCCTTTGGTCTATTAAAAGGCAGGGGTCATTTCCATGCCTTCTTTGCGATCTTCCAAGAAGGTTACTTGGCCTTGTTTTACATCAAGGTAAGTACGGTCATTGTAGTCCCGCTGAACGAGTTGACCAGTAACACTGATTCGATCACCACGATTTAGCCGATCAACCACAATGTCAGCTTGCTTGCCAGAAACTTCTACAGAATAGAACTGACCTTTGCGGTCATCTCCTTCCTTGACGTAGAAATACTGCTTGTCTACAACGCTGAATTTGGCGATCTTTCCGCCGTTACCGAATTCGCGAATTGTGACCGCTGGATCGCCTTCTTTACAGGTGATTTTGCCAGCGATTGCAATAGTAGCCATTGGAGCTTGTCCTTAAATAAGGTGACCTTTTAGTATAGCCAGCTTTATGCACATTCCTGCATGGCAAGTGTCTTTTCATTCATGGCAAGTGTCTTTAATTTGGCCAATCCAGAATCCAAGGCTTTTCTCCCGAGTAAGTAGCAACCGGGATGTGCTTTCTCGTAATAAGACAGCGTAATCATCTTTCGGCCTTTATACGCATAAAGCAAAACCAACTCTTTCTCTATTTCTGTCAATTCTGCTTCATTCATTTTATGGTCAAGAAAGTTTTTGGCACTTGTAGAGACAGGATCCTCGCCTTCGTCAACGATTGTATCCAATACGGTTTGACCTTCTCCGCGATTAATACCTATTGGGAGACGTTTGTCGAGGCTGTCAACGTTTAAGGAGTAAGCGGCTAAGGTAACAAGATACTCACTACTGGGAGCGTGCTTATTAGTGCTTGGTTTTCCGTGCTTCACCCTATAGAAGACTTCAGACAAAGAATTATCAGCGACATGAATTAAGGTTTGATTTCTCTTGTCGTACTTAACAATCGATTGCCTAATCCACCAAACGGCATAAGTGGAGAACGCATGTCCTCTTGAGAATTCAAAACCTTCGGCTGCTCTCTTAAGTCCAAAGTAACCTTCCTGGTACAGCTCAAGGGTCTTATCAGGAGTCCAAGCAGCACTTGATAGGAACTGTTTTTTTGCTACGTGGTCCTTGACAACTTTGGCCACCAAAGAAAGATTGGCTTTACAAATGCAATCAACCAAATACTTTCTTCTGGCATCACTGCATCCAGACTCAAGCTCCTTAAAATACTCAGGGCATTTGTCGCCATATTTTGTCCTGAGTTTTGCGGCATTTTCAAGCCACATACCAATTTGGTCGGTTGCCATCGTGTCCTTGAAAGGTGAATGAAGGCAGACCCTATTGAGAATCTGCCTGAATAACTGAACCTTGGAAGCAAAACGCTAAAAGATCAGCAGCATCAAAAAGCTCACCAAGAGGCTGCTTTGGCTGGCTTGGCGTACTTGTTGTTGAGTACGTCTTTGCCTTGTTTTTTGACCTGAGCAATTCCGTTTTGCCAGTTTCCTGACATCTTGGAGTTGACGACTTTGACAAGCTCATCGATTGCAGTTGTTTGCAATCCAAATTCGAGACAGAATTCCCGAAAGGTAGTCTCGCTTGGTCCAGCCTCTTTCATCGGAGGCTTGGATTGAGACACGGGCTGAGATTGAGTCGCAGCCGATTCAGAGCCGTCAAGGTAGCCGTCGTCCAGTGTTTCGCGGGTCCAAAGCTCAATGCCTAGATTAAAGGTTGCTGCTGAACATGCAACCAATGCGCGTCGATGCGTGTCAGTGAATGCACGCGAATCGATCTTGTCCCAAGGAATGGACTTGTGGCGATTGTCCATAACGGACTGAGTCCACTCAGTATCCACTGTGCCATCTTCGTGTTCGTAGCGAACGCAAACAAAGCCTGTATTGCCGACGCGCCAGATCATGCTGCCTTCTGGATCGCGCACAATGACCAGCTTCCAACCAGTGCAGTGCTCGTTCACCAATGCCTGGATGACTGACCATGGAACATAGTCCTGAGCATAGTTGCCACTGCCAATTGTCTTTACCTGATCAGCTTTGATCAGTCCCTTGAGGTTCGGCTTCTTTGCCATCGGTGTGAATTTTTGGATCTTCTTGTTTGAGTATAAGGGCCTCGGCAGCTTTTTTTGTCAGGTCTTTTTTTTGTGTCCTATTGGACACTTTTTGCCTCTGACGATGCCTGCCGTCTACCCAGCGTCGGTACTCCAGGCGATTTTCCGCGATGTAAAAACTCCTGAACGCTGAAAGATACCAGCGTGGCCAAATGTCTGTGCCGTCGATGAGAGCCCAGATAGCTGGCTCTCTTGTGGGATCCCAGAGCAGGGCTTTGCCGATGCCACGACCGCCTTCTTCGTATGCGAGCCGAACCTTAGCGTCGCCCTTCCATCCTGGTGGCCTTCTTTCCATTCTCTTCCGTTTTCGATGGCTTTAGTTTTCCTTCCCCCTTTTGAACCGATTTTGACCGTCTTGCTCCGACGTATTCCTTAAGAGTCTTTTCTTTTATGGTCTTAAGTAAAAGTCTTGTATATATAGAGTCGGTTTCACTTTTGACTACTGGCACTTTCACTTTTGACTAGTGGACTTTCATTTTTGACTACTGGCACTTTCACTTTTGACTACTGGCACTTTCACTTTTGACTAGTGGGTTTCCATATGTGGTCACCATATATGGAAATAAAACGGTAGCAACCGATACCGTTTCCTGAAATTGATGGATGCGTTTCCAGGATTGGTCTCTAAGCTTTCTGGGTCGCCCGCAAGTCCTTTTTGGATCAAGATGAAGCTGGAACCATGGAACGCAACATGTCAGTTCTCAAAAATCCCAAACGAGATTCTCTTTGCGAATGAACTGACCCCTCAGGAAAGATTGACTTGGTGTCAGCTTGAATCGATTTGCTTCGGTCGCGACTACAAGCTTTTCCGCAGAGGTTTTGTGGAAATAGCCAGTATCTTTTCTGTCCCATACACCTCCCTGCTGCGCTCAATTAGAGGGTTGAAGGCCAAGGGTTACCTAGAAGAATCTGAAGATGGACATAGACTTTTATTTCCTTGGGCATATGATGAAATTCAGAAGGTCGAGAAGGAGACTCCTGTCGCTCCTGAGCCGCTTGAGAAGGTCAAAGAGGAACCACCTGATATTCTTGAGCCAGTCAAGAAAGCGCCACAGCCCGATGACTTTACGATCCGTAATGCTGTAGAGGAAAAGCCAAATCAGAAGCCAACCGGGATTGATCCTAAAGATTCTTGGAAAGACCTTTGCGAAGCCTGGAACAAGAACAAGCCTGATAACTGGATGCTTGCGGACGGCAAATACAATGCGGCTGTGTTTATGACTCTCTCGGAACACTGCAAAAGGCTCGGCATACCCAGGTCTGAGTTGCCTGCCTTTGTGGGCCAAGTCGCTAAAGGATGCTCTGTTGACGAGTGGTGGAAAGACAAGAGTGGTATTTGTATTCCGCAGGTATTTGGTTATTACGTAGCAAAACTGACTGATTCTAAATATCAAATGGTGGAAAAGTTATATCGTTTAGGTGTAAATAAAATAAGTAAATTTTCTTGGAATGATGATCAATCTATTCTGCACTATTTCAGAAAAGCATGTCCAGATCAAACTTTTAAGACTGTCCAAAAAATCTCTC